TTATGGATTTGATGCATACTCAGAGTTTAAAGAAGGAGCAAATCATCAACTATCATCAGGGCAAATGCTACAAAGTGCAACTACAATGTATTTACCTGAAACAGGAGATGCATATATTCCTATTGAATCATCTAATGCTGTTTCTTATTATACAGTTGCAGATACTGTAACTGATGGTACTGTTATAAATCCAGTTGTAGGTATAGATGTTACAATTAGAAGAATATGTGAGCCAATATTTGATATTATTAAAGTAGTATTTATGAATAAGTTTGGAGCTTTACAAGAGTTTCACTTTAACAAAAAGAATACAGTAAACTTTAGTACAACACAAGAGAATTATGAATCAATGCTTATTCAAGCAAATACTTACAACACTAATAAGCATCAAAAGTATGTTTACAATAAACAAGGATCAGAAACAATATTACTAAATACAGGATATATAGACTTAGCACAATATGAAACTATGAAACAGTTAATGTTATCAGAACAAGTATGGGCAGTAATAAGTGGTACTACATATCCAGTAAATGTTAAGACAAACACACTTACTAAAAAGACTAAGATAAATGATAAACTTGTAAACTACTCTTTAGAAATGGAGTTTGCATATGATGTAGTTAATAGTGTTAGATAATGAGTAAATTTCAACTATATATTGGAGGTGAAAAAGTAGATCAATACAAAGATGAATCTGTAAACTTAACAGAAACAATACAAGACATTAGAGACATTTCTAAAGTATTTACAGACTATTCTAAACCATTTACATTACCTGCTAGTGATGTAAACAACAAAATATTCAAACATTACTACAGATTTAATTTAGGACATGGTTATGCCTTTGATGCAAGGAAGAAAGTAGATGCTAAATTAGAGCTAAACACAATTCCATATAGAGATGGTAAGATAGTACTAGAAGGTGTAGATCTAGAAAATGGTAGACCTAAATCTTATAGAATTACATTTTTTGGTAATACAGTTAACTTAAAGGATGTGTTAGGAGAAGATGAGATTAACTCACTTACATGGCTTTCTAATTTTAACACTACTTATAGTGAAGCAGAAGTAGAAAACACATTAATAAGTTCAACAGGTAAAACATTTACAGTAGATACTGTACAATATGAAGCTGCACTTATTGTGCCTTTAATATCAAACTCAGCTAGATTATACTATGATTCTACAATAGAAGTGCCATATGAGAATACAGATGGTTCAGAGAACTATGAATTAGGAGGTAACTTATATCCTACAAATCAAGGATCAGAAGGTACAAATGATGTACATGGTGTTTACTTTGAAGATCTGACATATGCTGTAAGACTTCATTTAATTGTAAAAGCAATAGAAGAACAATATGAGGACATAGTTTTTAGTGATGACTTTTTAGATTTAACTAATGGTCCTGATGTTTATCAGAATCTTTACATGTTATGTCAAAGGACAGCAGGTAGACCATTTGAGGATATGGGAGTAGGAGAAAAACTAATAACAGGTTTTCCTACAACAGTAAACAACTACATAGCAGTATCTAATGAAGCAGTAAGAATATACAATCTAAATCCTAATCAACTAGTAAGTGGATCATGGACTATAAACACACAACAAGCATATCCTGATTTTACAGCAGTATTAAGAGAAGGAAGTGAAGAAATATTTAGAAAAGACTTTACAGCAGGGACTAATACTACTGCAACTATAAGCCAAGTATTAACTAATTCATCAGAAGGATATACTTTGACAATAGAGACACTGACAGCATTTACAATACAAAGTGTATCATTTCAAGGTACTACACCAACAGGTAATCAATTAACCTCTCAAATAACAACACAAATAGCTATAACAAATGAAAAAGAATTTATAGTACAAAACCATTTACCTAATTTAAAGATTATAGATTTTCTTACAGGTCTATTTAAGATGTTTAATTTAACAGCTTTTGTAAAAGATGGTATTATTCATGTTAAAACACTAGATAGTTTTTATCAATCAGGTACAATTAGAGATATTACAGAGTTTATAGATCCACAATCTATGCAAGTAGATAAAGCTCTGCCATATGAAGAAATAGAATTTAAATACAGAGATACAGAATCTAAAATAGCAAAACAACATGAGCAGTTAAGTAGTAATGCATGGGGTGCTATAAAGTATCAAGAAACAGGAGATTTAAACAGTAGTGAATCTAAGTTTGATGTAGTTGCACCATTTGCACACTTAAAATATGAGAGATTAGCAAATACAGATATTCAATGGGGTTGGATGGCTAATGAAAATGGTGAATCTTACTTTAAAGATGCAGTTTTATTTATTGGGAACTATGTATCACTACCAACATCAAATTATTTAAGATTTTTAACAGGTAAGTCAGGTGTATCTAGCATATCAGATATTCAAGACTATTGGATGCCATCAAATACAGTAGACAGAGATCCTACAGTAAGTACAGAAAGTTTACATTTTAATTTAGAGCTAAGTGAATGGACTAATAGTTCTGCATTTACATCTACATTATTTGATCAGTATTACAGAGAATACATAGCAGGTATATTTAATTCAGCTAAAAGACTAACTAAAGTAAGAGCTAGATTGCCAAAGAAGTTTGTAATAAACTACACATTAGCAGACACATTATTAATCAATGGTGAGAAATACAAAATAAATAGCATTACTACAAATCTAATGACAGGAGAAAGTCAATTAGAACTATTAAATGATACAGTTGTAGATGCAGCAATATCACAAACAGATACAGGGGGAGGAGAAGGTCAAACTGGTGCACCATTAACAAATGTTTTAACATTGTATCAATGTGATTCACCAAATGCAACATTTGAATCAACAACAACATTAGCAACTTTAAACTTAGCAGTTAATACTAGAGTTCAAGATTCATCAGGAAACACATATAGAGTAACAGGTAATAATGTGCCAAATACACACACATCTGTAGCAGTATCATCAACAGGATTAACAGGGTGTCCATCAACACCTACAACTCCAACTACAACCTATTATGGTTTAACTAGATGTTCAGACAATGAACAAAATTTAAGAACATCAACAGAGGTAGGGAATCCAACTTATGCTATTACACAACAAGTGTTTGATAGTGGAAGTGTTAAATATATAGTTAGAAACTCATCAGCATTAGCACCAGTACCTAGCATAACTATAGCATCAACACCTAGTCCTGTTCAATTAACTTGTGCAGGTAACACAACAACAAATTATTATCAATTAAATCCATGTTGTAGTGGTACTACATACTTTGGTTTTAGTGCTAACAGTTCTTTAAGTGGAACAGTTGTTTATCAAGGTCAATCTTATGTAATATCACCTACTACTACTAGTGGTACTATTGATATTGATTCTTTAAGTACAGGATCTTGTCAAACTTACTATTACACTTTAAATGATTGTTCTAACACTTCAACTATTGTGCATTATGCAAATAGTAATTGTTCAAATTTAGCAGGTACAGAGTTAGAGTATAGTGGGACTTGTTATTATGTAGCAACAACTACTAATACATCAGGGACTATTGATTTAGATAATTTATCTAGTTGTTCATGTGGTGGTACACCTCCTGCAACTGAATACTATGTTTTAAGAGATTGTGATACAGCTACTTTAGTTGTAACAACTACAACTACTAATGATTTAACTTTAACAACTAGTTCAACACCTTCTAATGCCTCAAGAGTTCAAGATTCTAATACTGGAAAATGTTATACAGCTAATGGTTTAACAACTGATCCAAGTCAATACACAACACAAATAGGTCAAGTATCAGATCTTAATGTTTTAGGTTGTCCTACAACTCCTTGTACAACTGTTCAATATTATCAATTACAACAATGTAGTACTGGAAGTACAAGTTACATTAGTGGACAAACTACAGATCAAATTACTTTAAGTGTTAATGATATGGTTCATAGTGGTAGTACATCAGGACCATTATACAAAGTAGTAGGTACAACAACTAGTGGTACATCAGTAGGTACAGTATTTACAAGTACAGCAACTGATTGTCCAACATATTATGAACTACAACAATGTTACACATTACAAGGAAGCTATAGAACTGACCAATCTATTACTGATATTAGTTTGAATGTAGGAGACAGAGTAGCTGATTCTTGTGGTATGCCTTATACAGTAGTTACTGTAGGTGTATCAGGAGGTGGGTATGCAAATGTAGGTACAGTAACAGATACAGGTCAGACAGGATGTCCTAGTTTAACAGGTCCAGTATACTCATTACAAAGATGTAGTGATTCAACAACAGGCTACACATCATTACAACAAGCATCTGATGTAACAATAGCTTTAAATGATACTGTAACTGTTGCAGGTACAAGGTATCAAGTAGTAGGTACTACAAGTAGTATTGTAAATCAAGTAGGAGTTGTATGTACAGATGGGGGTAATAATTGTGTTACACCTCCTCCCCCTCCCCCTCCTCCCCCACCTGCTACAATAAACTATGCAAGATTTATAAGTTGTGATGATCCACTAGGACTTATTATTGCAGTTTACAGTTACTCACAAATAAGTACATGGTGGGTTATTAGTGAAGTAGGTGCATTTGAATGTTATAGATGGTTAGATAGTGTACAAGGACTTAATCCTGTAGAATTAAATAGTAGTAATTTTAATTTCTTTACAGAAGAATCAACAGCAGGTGGAAACTGTTTAGATTGTCAAGCACAATCACCACCTCCACCACCTCCACCACCACCTCCTGCACAAACTTGTTTTCAAGTTACTTTGTATAAAAGTGCAATATCAGCTTTAGATTTATGTAATCAAACACAAACAAGAGTTATGAATCTTGATGCAGCTACTATACAAAGTGCATCACAAATATATTCTAATACTGATTGTTCTGCTTTACTATCTAATCCACATTATGTTACAGATGTAGCAGGAGGAGATTACTGGTACTGGAATGGTACTACACTTGCAGGTCCATATCAACCAACATGTCCATAATGAAAGAAATAGAAAATTTTATAACATCAGAAGAAGCTAAGTATTTAATAAATATGATAGATAAGTATGCATCTAAGTCAATGGTAGTAGGATCAGGTAAAGATATGAATGAATATAGTCAATCTAGAACATCTTACACATCTAACTTAATAGCTAATGATCCAACAGTACAATCATTACACAAAAGAATAGCTAAATACTTAGGTCAGCCTATACAAAAAGGTGAATCTCTACAAGGTCAAAGATATGAAGTAGGACAATACTTTAGATCTCATACAGATTACTTTAAAGGAGATAGTTATGAAAGAAACTGCTTAGCATCAGGTAATAGAACATACACTTTTATGCTGTATTTGAATGATGATTTTGAAGGTGGTACTACTAAGTTTCCACATCTTAATAAAGAAATTAAACCAAAAGCATGTAAGGCAGTAGTTTGGAATAATTTACAGCATGGTGTACCAAATGAATACATGACACATAGTGGAGAAGAAGTGATAGAAGGTACAAAATACATTATAACATCATGGTGGAGAGAGAATATTTGGAATGGTGGTGAAGATCAGAAAGAATATCAG